ACGGTACATCAACCGAGGTCATCTGAATTATAACTTCGGATGGCGCCCCTTCCTCTCGGACGTTAACAAAATGTTCGAGACGTTGGCATCTTTTGAAGAACGGCTGAAGAAATTCATCAGCCGAGCGGATGAGGATGTACGCCTGACACGTCGACCCGATTCCACTACAGTATCGGATACCTCGGAAGTTCCGGGGAATGATCCGAACTTTACTCTCATTGTTAGGCGCTCATTTATTGTGAAAGTTGCGTCTACGTTTGAGCTCGTCTACTCTTTGCCTGCAATGTCAGCAAAAGAGATGAGGTGGAGGGCCATCGCTGACTCGTGCGGACTAAATCTCACGCCTTCGGCCATATGGGCTATTTTGCCCTGGTCGTTCGTCGTGGATTGGTTCTTTAACGTCAGCGGGATACTTAAGGATCTGGATTCTGATTGGGTACGTCCCTGGATTGAATATCACCAGGGGTGCGTTTCCCGTAAGATCCAAGGTCAAGTGTCTTGCGATGTTCGCGTCCCATATGGGGGCGCGGTTTGCACGGGTACTACTGTAAAGTTTTCTCATTATCTCCGAAAGGTGGGTTTACCGGCTAGTATGTCCGGTTCCACCGATCCACTTTCCGCGGACAAAATCCGCTTAGGCAGCAGCCTCTTGCTCAGCCTGTTTGGGTTGAGATAAGGCACAGACGTGAACATTGAAAGGAGTGAAACCTGATGGCATTAGCAGACATTACCCTCGTTGACAGTGAAGCGACACCCGTCTCACACGTGATGAAGTACGTGTCCCAACAATCGGGAAAGACGATTCGTGCCGACTTCGAAGCTTCTGTTGAGGCGCCTATACTTTTTACGATTGGTCACCAGTCGCGAAAGGTAAATGGAAAAACCCTTCAGTCGCATTTAGCGAGGCTCGACTGGACGATTCTCGACGCCGACGGTATCACGCCGTACGCAAATAATATGCGTATGATGTGTGATATCTTCGATCCCGTCCTCTCCGACGCGTTGGCCGATAATTTGGTCACGTCGTTGGTGAGTTTCATGACAGAGGCAAATATACGCCTTCTGGTCAGAGGATCCGTCTTTTAGTTGGGCATTCTGCTAGCCAAGGTTGCAAGGAGATCCAGGGATGATCCCCGGTTCTGAAAAGCCTTGGTACACTCCGGCCGTCGTCGCGTTCTTGAGCGACGACGTTCCGAGGCTGCTGAAGTTACCTCCGGCAGCTTTTGCTCGTGATGTTATTCGTCTCGAGCGGCGATTGACCTGTGAAGGGGAGTCGTTTCTAACAAAGACTCTCCCCGCGCTTGGTAAAGCAATTGACCAAGCACTCCAAGGACACGTTCCTCTTGTCACCCACGCATTCAAAAAATGTGGGAAGACTGCGCTACCCGTGTTCTTACGGGCTTTGCATAGGCGCGTGTTCGAAGACACTGGTTGGTTGAGGACAGAACCATGCATCGTGAGCATACGTTTGCTACGGCAGGTGTGCTTCTGGTGTAAAAAGATTGAGAAAGGATACAGCGATGAGTCTCTACAGCAGGCAGTCAACGATTATAAAGACGTTGACAAAGTACTACCGGAGAGAGATGCTGTTCTTGAATCTCCTCCTCTGGGCATCGCTCGTGCTATCATTGAGCGGATGTTTTTTGGGATTAACTCTCTGTACACTACAGGGAAACCCAAACATGGCTCAGGTGCTGTGGCAAGTGGCGCTTCGGTTGTTGACAAGCGTAAGCTCGCTGTTAAATACCGCGATCTAGAACTTGTTTTCCGACCGATTCCCTGGTTTAGATCACTCAGGGACGCCACTGAATCTCTTGACGAACTTCTTGATCGGCGGACCGAACAATTCGGCCTGTCGAGAACGGAGTTTGTGGAGAAAGACTCGCTTGGCCCGAGGACGATAGATCTGATGCCTGAGGAGTACATGTGGATCCAGCAAGCAATAATGCGCTGGATGTACAACCACATAGAAAACTTCTCATTGGCCAAGGGTCACGTTAATTTCGAAAATCAGGAGATCAATCGCAATTTAGCGTTGTATCCTGATGATTGGATCACCTTGGACTTGTCCAAGGCCTCGGCTAGGAATTCGTATGCACTGGTCCGCACGTTGTTCGAAAAGACAGCTGTGTGGAGACCATTGCACGCGAGTCGCACCCCTGGCACCGTTCTTCCGGGTGGTGAGGTCTTAATGTATAAGGCTTTTGCCCCTATGGGATCGGCAGTTTGTTTTCCGGTGCAAGCGTGCGTGTATTACGCTTTAGCATGCGCGGCTCTGCACATCCAGGGAGTACCCTTAACATTGACGTTCAGTCTGGTGTATGTTTATGGTGACGACCTCATAGTGCCTCCAGGATATACAGAGGCAATAACGAAAGTGTTTGAAGACGTCGGGCTCCGGTTTAACCCGGACAAATGCTGCACGCACGGTAAATTCCGTGAATCGTGTGGCATGGACGCCTACAACGGGGTGTCTGTGACACCTATTCGTATGAGGAAAGTGTACCAAACCAGACAGCACTCAGTCATTCCTAGCATAGTTGAGCATGCCAATAGCTTAACAAAGGCAGGATACTGGGCTGCAGCGGTCGCTTTCAGACGTGCGGCACTAGCGCGGGATCCGAAATTACGGAACCTTCGCCTGCCTTATACGACTGATGAGCGATTACCCATCCTAGCCTGGCTCCAT